AAGAAACTCCATCGCAAATGGAGAAGGGAGTGGCTGTCTTGGACAGCTGCTTTCTTGATTTTGCGCATGCTGCTCGCTAATTCGAGTTGCGCTTCCGCGAGGTAGTGTTTAGGATTAGTCGACAATTGTCATAGTGGAGGAAGACGCGAGGAGACGCGAATGTCCCCATCAGGGGAACGATCTTAGATCGATTCGCGTTTATCTCCCCGTCTTCCCACTCATCTCCATCTAATTCGGATAATCCGAAGAAACCATGGACCAGGGTAAGAGTTCCCGGTTGCCACGATGGAACCGTGTGAACTTTGAGTTCGATAGGGGCAAATCTCTTAGAGATCTTCCTTAATCGATCAAACCTTTTGGACCAGGGAACAGAGGAAAATCCTCTGTTTGTCGGTATGGAAATGTCCCAGATATTTTCATAGGTCTGTGATTCCTTGACTGCGTTTAAAACCTCAGCCATGGGAATCCACCCCTCGGCCTTTGCTGCCTTGAGTTTCTCTCGGTAGCGTGCGTCGGGGCTGACTCCCACCAGTTCAATTTGCCCAATATGGGCTGTGGGTAAGAATTCATTCAATAGATCATCGAAAAGATTGGTCTCGGGCTCTAAGAGCCCGCGATGAAAGATTCTAGTGGTTGACCAAGCTGCCAGGACTTTCCTGGCATCTGGACATCCACTCTCCCTGTGTTCCACCAACTTTTGGTGCCACTCAGGGAGGTCTCTCAGTAATTCACCGGGTTTCACACCCGGCAGTCCTAGACCGCCCCATTCCCTTGGGATGAATAACTCAATCTTTGGTTCTATGTACTGTCGCATGTTCCTTAGGAACAGCACGACCATAGACCGCTTGATGTCTATAAAATCACACCATTCACATTCCTTCGCAAATTGGGAACTCTTCCCATAAGCGGGGTTTGTGTCTTCATCTCCTCTTCCTGACTTAGTCTCGGGGGAGAGTAGGCGTGGTTTTGGAACGGCGATTTCGGCAGTCCTCTTCGATTCACATTGAATGTCGAGGAGTTGCTGACAGTATAGAGCTGAGTATCGAAAGATACCCCACTTTTCAGTGGAGGGGACCATTGTGGTCACTTTCGATGCCTCCGCATAGCGGAGTAACTCCTCAGGGGAGTTATCAGCGTCTATCTGATCATCGCCGGCGGTTGCAAAGTACTTGGAGGGAGGTCCTCGTCTTGCGTAGCAATTTGCTACTAAGGCGAGGAAGGTTAGAACGATTTTCGTTCCTGGCTCTCCCATTAGACAGCCGGAGTTCGTCACTGTGACGACTCCATCTTCCTCGATCACCCTAGGTGAAAGAAGAAGGTCTACATAGTTCTTTGCATAACCATTCTTATCCGCATTGATTGTGGCTAAAAGTTTGTGCATAGCTAACCTTCCAGCACGGTGCTGGATGTGGTCGGTTGCACTGTCGTAGTCGCCTATCATTACGTGCTGAGGAATGTCCTCAACCCCTTTTATCCACTCAAAGAGTTGATATCCTGAACCGAGTCCTGCCCTAAGGGCGGGATGACTTTCCAGGAGCTCACGCATAGCATGAGCAAAGGGTTGGCCGTAAACGATAAAGGCCGCCTGCGATCTAGTTGCAACCCTAACTTTGCATCCCGGTTCGCCTATGGCGATCCGTGAGATGGGCATGGGTTTCTCGGTAGCCTGACCATTATGGTCGAGATACCCGTCCTCCACGAGGACTGAGAAGGCCCAGCAGAAAAGTTGGAAACCAACTCTTTCTTGCTCCCCATCAGCAAAGTCATCGGTTAGTATGCCAGTAGAAATCCTTTTCCCACTCGGGATATCTGTAGGAGTACTAAAACCCGGTGGCTTTACGGTCTTCCATCGTGGAATACCTTCCTCTTCGACATAACTTTCCCCTGTGGGGATCGTTACGTTGCGACTTTGTGTTGGTGACTCTTCGAGCCACTTTCGTAAAGCCTTGAGGATGTAAAGCCGTTTCCCCCCCTCTTCTCTTGTGTTTTCAAAACACGCTGAGTTCGAGAGGGAGATATGACCGGTTTTCTCTTTAAACCAGTTGTCTTTGAGGTTGTCTTTAATTGACTGGGCTGCCATACCTGAGTACATTACCAGGTCAGCCTCCTGCGATGGCGACAAAGTGTCGCCCTTCGTAAGAGCTGCTAGATGGCTGCTTAGTGCAATCCCAACGGTGACCTTGTCACCGGCCGGTAGACCCCTCTTGTCAGAAAGAAGACGGCATCGTGCTTTCTCCTCTCTGGTTAGACTTTCTGGTTTCTTTACCATCCAGGTTCCCTCAGGGAGCCTTGGAAACCAGTCCTCCCATATTGGGAGTGGCTGGATTGATCCTCCAAAATGGAGAATCAGGTAAAGAGAGAATTTACCCCACTTCTTGCATGCGTAGTGGACCGTGTTGCTCGACACAATGTCGTGCACCATGATCTTCCACCACTTTATTTTAAAGCTGGTGGTCGCCTCGGTTTCCCGCTCGAAAGCAAGACACAAACAGGTATCTACCCACTGCCAGACTCTCAGGAATTTCCTGATCGTCGAACAGCGAGCAGAGAAGAGTTTCACAGCCGCCTTCTTAAGACCACAATGGTCCCTAGTTGGCAAAAGCCCGATCAAAAGGTTTCGATCGTCCTTCCTAAGGAAGGTGTTCCACTTTCGACTCAAATACCCGTCGAGACGTTCTCCACGTTTAAGACGTGGAAGTTTTGACTTAGAGTGCGCGAGAATATCTTGGATATTCTCCGTAGTCCAATCCTCTGAGAAGAGTGAACATACTTCGTCTAAGCTGTCCCTTGATCCTTCCTTACCTACACAGTTCGCACCATGTGGACTTTGGGTCGGAAACATAAAGGATTCTTAAAGAATCTGCAAGACCTTAGGCGTC